AGCGATAAAAAAGTACGATAATGAGCTTTATATATCCAACACTCAAGGAAAGAAAAAGCGTGCTTAATGGCTAAAGTTCTAATACTTACCGATACTCACTGGGGAGTCAGGAATGATTCCCCAGTTTTCTTGGATTACTTCAAGAAGACAATGGATGAGTTTGTTCTTCCGTTCATTCGTGAGCATAATATTAAGCATGTGATCCACGCTGGTGACCTTGTAGACAGGCGCAAGTATATCAATGTGAATACCGCGCATAGACTACGCCATGATTTTCTTATTCCGCTAAATGAACTGTGTGAGACACATATCATTGCTGGTAATCATGATGAATACTATAAGGACACATATCGCGTAAACTCTCTTACCGAGTTTGTTGCTGGTCGCTATAAGAACATTCACACATATTCAAGCCCAACAACTATTACGATTGATGGCTTTGATTTCTTTCTACTTCCATGGATCACAAAGGAAGCAGAGAAAGAATGTTATGAAGCGGTAGAGAAGTCTACTGCCTCTGTTTGTGTATCTCACTTAGAACTTGATGGCTTTGAAATGCAGAAAGGTATGTTATCTGATCATGGATCTAATCACAAAATTTATGGAAGGTTTGATCACGTTATTACTGGCCATTACCATCATCGTAGTGTTCGGGACAATATTCACTATATTGGTGCTTTGTGTGAGCACATATGGTCTGACTACAATGATCCTCGCGGGTTTGTTGTTTTTGATACAGAGACCCGTGATATGGTTTTCCATCGTAATCCTTTCCGTATTTTCCATATGGTGGCTTACGATGATGTGAAGAATCCAAACATCATTGAGAATATCAATGCTACTGATTATTCCAAGTTTAAAGATTGCTATGTTAAGATTGTATGTGTGAACAAGACTAATCCATATGCTTTTGATATGCTGTTAGATAAGTTATACAAGGAACAGCCAGCAGATATTTCCATTGTTGAAGATGTGAATAGTTTTATCGATAACAATGTGGATGATTTGGTAGACGAAGCACAAGACACGATTACCATTCTAGATAATTATATCCAGGGGTTGACATTACCAATAGAACCTGATAAGATGAAACATTACATGCGTGAAATCTACGCGGAAGCTTTGTCGTTGGAAAATATTGAATGAAGATTATACATATCAATCGTAATATTATCCAATCAAATGCAAAGCATGGTCGTAAAGAACCAGTAGTGCGAGTAGAAGAGAATGGTATTGTAAAGTATTGTATGGAAGTAGAGATACTTGGACCTTCGCGTATGGTATACAGACCAGATAAACCTCGTCCTTGTGGTGCTAAATTATGGATAGAGACTGATGCTGAAGTTAAGATGATTGGCGTGGTATGATAACATTTGAAACTATTCGTTGGAAAAATCTATTATCTACTGGTAATGCTTGGACAGAGATTGAACTAAACGCAAACAAGACTAATCTAATTATAGGCGCGAACGGGCATGGTAAGTCGACCATTCTCGACGCGCTTTGTTTCGTCTTGTTTGGTAAGCCATTTCGTAAGATCAATAAGCCATCGCTTACCAATAGCGTAAATGGTAAAGATTGTAGAGTAGAGATTGAGTTTGGTGCTTACGGAAAGAAGTATAAGATTTTCCGTGGCATCAAACCAAACATCTTTGAAATCTATGTTGATGGTATGCTACTCAATCAGGACTCGGCCTCGCGTGACTATCAAGAATATCTTGAGAAGTTCATTCTCAAGATGAACATGAAGTCTTTTTGCCAAATCGTCATTCTTGGTTCAGCTTCATTTACTCCTTTCATGCAGTTGACTCCTGCTGATCGTCGCGCAATCATTGAAGACCTTCTAGACATCCAAATCTTTTCTATCATGAATATTCTGGTAAAGCAGCGTGTTCAAGAAAACAAAGAGAACTTGGAACTAAATCGCGCTTCATTGAAGTCTAACGAAGGAAAGAAAGATTATGTTGAGCGCACTCTAAAAAGTCTTAGACAGAACAATGATGACCGCTTGGATGAATTGAATGGCCAGTATAATGATTTTGCCAGTCAAAAGACGGATCTTTTAAACAAGGTCAAGAAACTGGTCGATGAGAAAGAAAAACTTGTCGATGAGATAACTGATATCTCAACTCTAAAGCAGACTTATGAACTGGCTATTAAGCAGATTGCTTCCTGGGACAGTGAAGCAAAGCGTCTTGATAAACACAAGGAGTTTCTAAAGAGTTCCGACCAATGCCCAACATGTAATCAGCATATCGAGGAAGACTTTCGTAAGAGAGAAGTATTGAGCATAGGTGGTGAGATTAGCACCATTTGCAGACATGCAGCAACTATGGAAATAGATGTGAATGTCATCTTATCTCAAATAAATGATAGAGAGCAAAAGTCAAAGCGTATTCAAACCATTAATGCTGAAATCAAGGCTGATAAGCAGACAATGATGCATATCGTATCCACAATGAACAACATTGAAGATAACATTGATAAGATCAAGAATGCTGATACTCTTGTACAAGATAGTGAAGAAGAACTGGCTAAGACAATAAAAGAGATTGATCGTCTTGGTGATAAGATTAATTTTTATGTGAGTGAAAAAGTATTGATTGATACTGCGATGGCTCTATTGAAAGATGGTGGCATAAAGACTAAGATCATCAAGCAATATGTTCCGATTATCAATAAGTTGGTAAACAAATACCTTGATCGTATGGGATTCTTTGTCAACTTCAACATTGATGAGAACTTCAACGAGGTAATCAAGTCTCGGTATCGTGATGAGTTTTCCTATGCAAACTTCTCGGAAGGTGAGAAGACGCGCATTGATTTGGCTCTAATGTTCACATGGAGAGCAATTGCCAAGATGAAGAATTCCGTCAATACCAACTTGCTTATCCTAGACGAGATTTTAGATGGAAGTCTTGATGCAAATGGTACTGATGAATTCCTAAAAATAATTCAGACCTTGACAGACGATACAAATACATTTATAATATCGCACAAGACGGATACAATTGCCGATAAGTTCGATAAGACTTACCGATTCGAGAAGATTAGAAACTTTAGCAGGTTGGTATAATGAGTGTAAAAGGTACATACGAAAGAGGTAAAAAACGCGGTAAATTTAATTACGGCAAAAAGATCAACCTTCGTGAACAATGGGATCTTGAAAGAAAAGATCAAGAACATGAGAGGATGGTCAGAGATTTTTTTGCCAAAAAAGCAAAAGAGAGAAAGAACAGGAAAAAGAAATGATGGTAAAAGAGTCCGCAGAATACGATAACTTCCTTGGTAAGAAGGAAGAAGTAGCAAAGCCAGCGGCACTATTTGAGATTGAAGAGACTGAGGAAGGTGAACGAGAAAAACTTTGGGTAGGAATGCCTGAGTTTGAACAGAAGGACAATCCTCCGTTCAAGACTATATATCTTCATTTTCGTAACAAGGAAGACTTTGATGCATTCGTTTCAAAGTATAAGAACCTAGATGAAGAGCAGAACATTACACCAAAGACAAAGAGCATGTGGTATCCGCATCTTGATAAGGACGAAAACTCACTCAAGCGTTGGTTTGAAGAATGACGAATCCGACTCATCCAGTTTATATCATTTCTAAAGGTAGACACGAAAGCATGTTTACCTCGCGCTCACTCGCGCGTATGAAGATTCCGCATTATATTGCAATCGAACCGCAAGATGAAAAGTTATATGATCAAGCTCTTGATACCTTTAATATTAGGCCTTATGTTACTCTTATTGTTGCTCCCTTTTCTAATCATGGAGACGGCCCAGGTAGGGCAAGAAATTGGTGCTGGGATCATTCTATTACCTTAGGCGCTGAGAAGCATTGGGTATGTGATGATAACATTTCAGATTTCTACCGTCTACATAAGAACCAACGCATTCGTGTGGAATCTGGTGTAATCTTCAAGGCCGCAGAAGACTTTGTTGACCGCTTTGATAATGTTCCCATCTCAGGCTTTCAATATCGGTTCTTTATTGCACCGAATCAATCATACTATCCATTTACACCGAATACTCGTATCTATTCCACTCTGCTTATCTCTAACGATTGTAAACATCGTTGGCGTGGTAGATATAATGAAGATACTGATATTTGTCTTCGTGTATTGAAAGATGGCGATTGCACAATTCAGTTCAACTCATTTCTGCAAGGCAAGTCTGCAACACAAACTGTCAAGGGTGGTAACACTGCTGAGTTCTATCACGCGGAAGGTGAACTAGACAGAAGCAAGTGGCGTGAAGGTCAAATGAACGCAACTGGCACTGTGAACAAATCGCAGATGCTGGTCGATATGCATCCCGATGTTGCTAAACTTGTTTGGAAATATGGACGCT